ACAGTGATGCAGTGTGTACGGCTTGCCGGTTGGCTGAGTGGAAGGACCAGCAACAACAGGCAGAAGCAATCCGGCAAAGAGCCTATGCGCTGGAATCGAACAGGGCTGCATATCTTGGACGAAAGAAGGCAATCAAGGACAGCATCAAGGCTGGTGTTATTACTGCTATATCGGTTCTGCTGTTCTTGGCTCTTGTGTCTGCTACCCGTGATGCCATGCGGTACGAGTGGGAGATAAAGCCGGCGATGCTCAAGGCTAACGGTGTCAAGTGAGATATCTGAGCGTATGTAGTGGCATTGAAGCTGCAAGCGTTGCATGGGAGCCCCTCGGCTGGGCTCCTGTTGCATTTGCCGAGATTGAAAAGTTTCCTTCCAAGGTGTTAGCGCATCATTATCCTGGAGTGCCTAACCTTGGTGACATGACGAAGTTTAGGGAGTGGGATATTGAAAGAGGTTCAGTTGATGTTCTTGTGGGAGGAACTCCCTGCCAGTCCTTCAGCGTTGCAGGACTCCGCAAAGGGCTTGACGATCCAAGAGGAAATCTTGCACTCACTTTCGTTGCAATGGTTGACCACTACCGCCCCGAATGGGTTATCTGGGAAAACGTCCCCGGTGTTTTGTCCAGCTCAGGAGGACGGGATTTTGGTTCCTTCCTCGGGGCGTTGGTTCAACTCGGGTATGGGTTCTCCTACCGAGTGCTTGACGCTCAGTACTTTGGAGTCCCCCAGCGTCGTAGAAGAGTCTTTGTTGTCGCACATTCTTCAGGGGACAGCAGACGTGCAGCCGAAGTATTATTTGAGCCAGAAAGCCTGCGAGGGGATTCTACGAAGAGCAACCGCAAGGGGGAAAAGTCTACCTCCAGCCCTGCATCAAGCTTTGATGCAAACGGCATCCAAAGAACAGTAGGGACGCTTTGCGCTGACACACATCCCGGTGCTTATTCTGGTCAAGATGCCTATACAGGAAGGCTTGTGCCTGTAATGTATGAAAACCACCCGAATGATTCACGTATAACTGGCCCTGTTGACCCAAGCCCTACGGTAGCTGCACGATGGGGTACAGGTGGTGGGAATATGCCACTTGTGCATCATGTTGAGTCATTCGCACAGAATCAGGTAGGTGAACTGCGAACAAGCCCTATAGCCAGCACACTTGGCACAAACTCAAATGCTAGTGGACACAACACACCTATGGTTATTCAACCAATAGCCCTTGCAGAGAACACCATCGGACGGCAACCAATGAACGGCGGTAATGGTGATGGATACACGGTAGGTGGCCCAATGTACACGCTCAACGCAACCGGGGTTCACGGTGTAGCGCATCCAGATCACAGTATGGCAGTACGAAGGCTAACACCGACCGAGTGCGAAAGGCTCCAGGGATTCCCTGATGGATACACTGACATCATGCCTAACACTCCAGACGGTCCAAGATACAAGGCACTCGGTAACTCCATGGCTGTACCTGTGATGGCTTTTATAGGAAAACGCATACAGAAATACAATAAATGATATGATGTTTCCTATGGAAAAACAAAGCCGCCGTCAAAAAATGACACCAGAACAAAGAGAAAGAGATCGAGAAACTCAGAGGCGTTGGTATCTCAATAACATTGAAAAGGTACGAAAAGCAAAACGTGAATCTATGAAACGCAGGCGCGATGCAAATCCTGAGCTTGTCAGAGAAAAACAAAAAGAATGGCGCAGTAAACACATAGAAGAACATAGATCAAAATTGCGAAATTACACACGCAGACGGTTTTTTTGGTCTGCGTCAATGCACTTGCGTCAAAACAATAGAGCCACATACAAAGAATTAGCCAGACTGTATAAAGATCAAAAAGGTTATTGTGCTTTAAGTGGCCGTAGATTACAAAAGGGTTTAATACATCTAGATCACATACTTCCACTAAGTAAAGGTGGAACAGATGAAATTGGTAATTTACGCTGGGTATGCAAAGACGCAAACTTAGCTAAAAGAGCGTTGACAGATTTTGAATTTATTAAATTATGTTGCGATGTTGCAAAGTTGCACGCAAATAAAGACACGTAACTTTATATTCCAGTCATGCGCTGGATTGGGGAAAGAATCAATGAATATCGCTAAACTGGTAACGATCACACCAGACGCAGAGAGACACATCGCTTACTGTGCTCGAGTGTCATCGCCAAACCAAGAAAACCCAGAGATAACACGTCTTCTCAAGTACTGTATTAGCCACAAACACTGGAGCATATTTGAGATGGCGCATATGGTTATCGAGATCAAAACGTCTAGGGCTATCGCCGCACAAATTCTCAGACATAAAAGCTTCTCATTTCAAGAATTTAGTATGCGCTATGCGCCTGTGCAGTCTGAACCACCACAGGTAATCGGCATGCAACGTCTCTCTGGTTCACACAACCGCCAATCAAGCTTGCCATTACCAGAGTGGGAAGAACTTACCGACCAGCAACAACTCGTGCTCATACAGGCAGATGAAGTAGTCAAAAGCGCATTCACCGTATACAACGATCTGCTTCAGTCAGGGTTTGCTACAGAAACAGCGCGAATGATATTGCCACTTGCAACACCGACACGCATGTACATGGCTGGCAACATCAGGGACTGGCTACACTATGTTGACCTGCGAACACAGGACGACACACAGTATGAGCACCGTCAAATAGCCAACGACATAAAACTCATCATCGAGGAACAGTTGCCAACAATCTACGCAGCTATGTGGGGGAAATAATGAACATCTTTGCATTGATCAACACAGACGAGGAAGTATTTCTTCCTGCACAACAGACGACTCGGTCCGCTGGATACGACCTACGAGCACGTATCAGCGAAGCACGTGTGCTTGACCCTGGTCAACGTATGCTTATTCCGACAGGCGTGTGTCTCACTCAGGACATGCCTGATAATTATTTACTTGCTATCTGTAGTCGCTCTGGACTAGCTATCAACCACGGAATCTATGTTCTCAACGCTCCAGGCATCATTGATGCTGACTTTGTAGGGCAAGAGATACAAGTCATCCTGTCCAATTGTGGATCGGAACCTATCTACATCCAGCCTAGACTACGCATAGCGCAATGTGTACTTTTTGAGCACAAGGGACAGATTGGCACGAACGAAACACTACGCCTTGGTGGCTTTGGTAGTACAGGCTAGATAATCAGTCGGCTATTGACCACCAGTTCACGCTTGTGCTTTCCGTGGTCATCTACACACTCTAACTCCAACATCATTCCGCCTTTTGGTAGCGCACTGCCATCCATCAGTGCACCGTAGTTATCTTTACGGCCATGCTCCATTAGGTGGTTTGATGTTGTTCCTATATATGTGTCCATGTACGCAGCGGTACGAATAGTCAATACATCTTTATGGTTAACTCTGTTCTCAAGCTTTACCTTGGATGTATCAAAGACAATCTTTCCATCACGTCCAGCCTGGCGGTTATGCGTATGTCCACGCCAGATTGCGTTGACTCCCTCGAGCCACATCTGTGCACGTGAGAATGTAATAGCACCCTTAGTTACTGGCGCTCCACCACCAGCACCGTGATGGTAATGGATGACGTAGTGCCCAAACCCACGCTTTGAATCTTGTCCTATTGACATCTTGAAGTGCAGGAACCCGTGGTATCCACCGTAGGCGATAGACTTGCCTGATTCCTTGGCAAGCAGGATGCACAGATGCTTCACTGGCTCAATATGGTGAAACCTTGCAACGCTGTCGTCGTGGTTTCCGTCGCCAATCATAATGATGCGATCGGCATAAGGTCCTAGAATCTCAGCTGCCCATCGAATAGACTCGCCGATCATGTCGTCGCCAGCAGAATACATCCGTGGATGAAGGTTGTTAGCCCGGTAACGCTTCCTATCACCAGGGAGGATGGCGTCGAACACATCACCGTTGATGGCGATAAGCGCATTCTCTTCCTTGGCCCTTTTCAGTTCGTCGTCTATCATCTTGTAATCGGTGTGCAATGAACCGATGTGCAAGTCTGACATCAACGCCACTTTGACTGTTGTTCCTGTTACATGCTCGATTACTGTCATATTTCGATTATTGACAGATAATTTGGTGTGTGTAGTATTACGTGTTAACTGCTGACAGAATCCAAGTATCTACACTTGTGCCACGCTATAGCACAAAAAAGGGCATCCGAAGATGCCCTGTGAGTGGGAGACAAGTTATGAAACACCTTGCTCGCGCAAGGCAGACAACGGAGTAATGCGAATGAGCTGGCCGTACTCCTGTGTCTGTTCTATATATATCATGCGGTCTATAGAGACTCCATTGTCGTAGAGCTTCATGCGAGCTGGTCCAAGGATGTCTGCCAGTACTTCACGGGGAAGCATGCCAATCAACTCATCACGGCTTAGGTCAGAAGGCACAGCACCACCTTGAACCCCGGCGTATTCCATCCACGTAGCCGATATTGGTACTAGCATACACCTACACCGAGGATGCGACTCAAATGCATCGTTGGTTGCGTACACCTTGCCATGAAGCGCCAAGCATCCAACGCATGTCTTGTTGTCAATGACTGCAACACGGCGATATCCACGGACAACAGTAGGGTTTAGTCTATTGATCCGCTGCACAACGCTTCTAGACATTTCCATGACCTCTGTGGTCGAGATGTTCTCAGCGTAACTGTCAATCACATCGATGGCTTCGTTCACATCGCGGATAAAGTCTTCACGGGTTACATCTGGGTTGGTCACATTCTCGGTCATTCGAACAATGAACCTGGTGAACGTGTCTGTGGATGTTTGCCTAACTAAGTCGCCAATACTGTCTCCACCAAAGCTGAACCCGGGATTGAACTCATTCAGCTCAGGTGTGCGAATCTTAGGCTTCATCACACGCGCTGGCTTTGCACCCATGTAGGCAACAATCACAGGTGGATAGAACAGCAAGGTAGCAGAGATAGACGCATCCTGAGCCGCTAGTACATCTTCCTGTACTGCTTCAGCGTACCTATTCTGCTTCTCTGGATCCTGCAGCAAGTCAATGATTTCCCGGTAGAACATCTGAACCTGTAGTTCCGTAACATCAGGTTTGTGTGCCATGGCAAGGATATCTATAATGCGATCGTAGACTTCGACAAACGTGTTACTCAACTTATCCTTGGCTTGCAGTAACACACTGTCAATCTCGTCACGGTAGTAACCAAGAGCACCATTGACGTAGTTGTAGGTCTCCTTGGTGCTGATGCGTTCACAACAGCCGTCACCGCAGATGTATGCCATCCACTTGTTGTCCATAAAAACATTCTCCTTGCTATACAACCAACACTTGTTATAGAATAGTGTAACGCATTTTGATGCTATCACGGCATCTGGGGAGTATTACATTGGGGAAAAGACAAGGTTTTCAGTGGGCGTTTGGGGAGCTAGTCAAAGGTCAGCCAGTCATGCGCTTTGAGGCTCGTTGGTTTCTGCGCGTCGTAGAGAAGTCAATCATCCGTTACCGTGTTGATGGTGCTGGTAATCCAGTCTTTGAAGGCCATGCAACGCTGACATCTGCTGACTTACTTGCCAATGATTGGACAGAGTACAACGCATGACATTCGGTCAAGCTTATCCAAGGCTCCTTGAAGGTCGTGGGATACGACGCACAGTGTGGGAGCAAGGCATGGTCGTACGCTTATCAACGCTACAAGCTGACCATCTGGTTATCCACTATGTCGGTGGCAACCGATCAGTCTTCTGTCCAGCCGCAACCGACTTGTACGACAAGGAAGTGCAAAACCTTAGAGATGATTGGGAGATTGTTTTATGACACACATAACAGTAAAAGATAACGGATTCAACTTCCCTGACCACTGGCTGGAAGTGTACGAAGTCTGTGACGACAACGGATACGGCGCCAAGGTTGCTCAGTTTGAGCAAGTTATCATCGGTGCAGTCATCCAAGAGATGCGTAACGTCAAACATGGCACAATCCAACCAGAACCGCATCACCAGGAAGTATTGAATTGGGTAAACGAGCAAGTTGAGACCACTGACGTAGATGAATGGCTCCAAGAGTTGACTGAGATGCTCAATGAATTCAACTATGAGCTGGAGTACGAAGACTAATGGACAAGCGAAAGAAGCTGAGTGATGCAGACTTTAAAAAGATTCACCGTCTTTTGAAGCAAGGTGTCAAAGGCGAAGCGATCATGCAACTAATGGACATCAGTAGTACACACTTCTACAGGATCCAGCAAGCGTATCGCAATGGAGAAGTCAATCTAAAGCGCACGTCACTACACGGCATAACACGAATGGTTTCTGAAGGACTTCCATTCAGACGCGCTTCATGGCCTGAGAAGCTTTACTACTACTGCGCCATTGATGAGCCATCAAAGTGGTTTATCCAAGTCAACAGAGAAACTGGAAACGAGCTGATTGCGTTTCAACTTGAGTTGTCTTTGGAAGACTTACTAGCCAAGGACTGGGTTGCTATTACTTGGGAGTCTGTAAATGAAGTTTAGTGAAGTGGTTGATGCACTCATGGAAGGCAAGCGTGTACGTAAAACCAACTGGGATAACAGTACTGCTTATCTAATCTATGAAGCTGAATGTAATACCTTTGATTTCTATATGACATCAGATGGAGAGATTTACAAAATTCAGTCGTACACAACGTTAGACCTGACACCCAAAGACCTTACATGCGACTCTTGGGAAGTAATGGATGACCATGTTGTTGACGGCAACAAAGAGGTAGAATGTGACCAATAGAACCTGTCAAGCTTAGGCTCAAACCGACAGGTCAAGCATGGAGCCAGGGCAATAACTTTGGATTGGTAATTGAGACCTGGCTCCAGTTGCAAAGAACCAATGGTAGAATCTTCTCTGTATAAGAAAGGTCTCCAGAAAACCCGGTTCATATACAATCCTTTTGTCCAACCAACGAGAAACCCCTGTCAGATGTGTACCTGAGTAACCACCCTCAGATGAAGTGCATAAGTAGCAGTGGTTTCTTTTTTGCCAACTTGTAAGAGATCCTTACAAGTTCAACATTTTCCATTATGGAAATAGTTGTTATGGGTGGTTCCATTTTGGAACATACCAGTTGTAAAGAAATCCTTGACTACTGTAGACTACAGACGGCAGCAGCAATGCTGACTATGCTTGGAACAACAACTACATTTGGTGCTTGGTAAGCGAAAGACCACCTATAACGGGTGGTCTTTTGTTTTGCACATTAATCCTTTGAGGGAGCGGGTGAAACCCGTCTCAACTCAAACACACAACCATCGTGGTCATTACAGTAAACAATAGCTGATCCACGCTTCCTGTAAACCATAACCACACAACCATCAGCATCACGGACAACGTACTCAGTAGAAGCTGCACGTAACCTATTAACAGTTCGATCATGCTCCCACCTAGAAGCATCCCAACGATCTGTATAACTACGTCTAGGCATATATTCCCCATTGACCTAAATACGTCAACCAATGCTTAAATATATTAGACTATATATCTACAAACAAGTAAGTTTTCAGAAGAAGCAATATCGAAACTCTTACTTGTTTGTAGATATATTTAATAATATGTCCCTTACGAAAATCAACGCAAGATGACAAAACAGAGAAACAACAAAATAATACAACTATTTTTACAGTTAGCATCAAAGCTTGTGACATTACAGGAGGAAGCGAAAGTGAGAAAAAATGTGGGTTACCTATTGCAATCGTTCCGTTTCGTTTTTGTTACGTCCCTCTCTTGTGTGACACGGGATCAATAATGCGCGGGTAGCAGGTGGTGGTATTTACCAGAATCGATCGCATTTCCTGAGCTCTAACCACGTGCACACCACCAATAGAGCACACCGGAATTTTTACATTTGCCTATGTTTAGGTAATGAGCACCGGCAGAATTAATATTTAAGCGTGTCCAGATTTAGGATTTCTAAATGTTTCGCATGTGTGTTATTGATTGACGCATGGTGCGTACCGTGTGTGCGTGCGTGTGTTGACTGTAGAGCGTGGTATTTGCCGTGCGTGTGCAATTATCCCGGCGTGTGTGTATATCGCCGTTTTAAGCCAAAACGCGCGGTGTGTAAAGGGAATAGAGCGTGCGTATTTAATAGAGTGTGCACCATGTGTACGCGTGCGATCGCCTGCCATGCATGCGCCGTGCGTGTAGCTCTATCACTAACATATGGTGCCGGTGTGTGTATTGGATCCAATGGTAGAGCGCGTGCCCTGGTAGAGCGTGCGTAGAATACCGGTAGAGCTGGTGCGCCGTGTGTGTACCTGTAGAGCACACTACATGCCCGAAATACGCCGTTTTTGCTGCGCACGGCGTTATTATTCAGGCAATAAAAAACCGGGAATATATCCCGGTTTAGAGTTTTGTAGAGCGTGCTCTAACAGTCTAGAATTGCACCGCATGCCGTACCATCCAAGTAAATACGCCGTGCATCAATCCTTAATGGGTTTTCAATATACCGGCACGCTTCACACCATGCGGTAGTGTCGCGACAATCCCGGCATTTCGTAGTGTCAATAATCGCCTGTAGAGCTACACGGCGCGATACACGGCGTGTGCCGTTAGGCGTTATCAATCTTATGTACTTACTGTTGAGCACCAAATCAATAGCGTAATTTTTAACCGGTGCACCGGCAATATATTGTGTAGTGTCGCGATCGCGCATTATTCGGTTTCACCTTCCTGCAATAATGCGTTTTGACGCTCTATCACATCGGCGCATACCCATACATCATAGGCACACATCAACAGTAAAAACGCCGTGGCAATTACCACGGCACACACAATAATAAAAACGCTCATTATATGCCACCCCATATATAGAGCGCATCGATCAATTGACGCATGCCCATAATAATCAGGAATACACCGCATATCACCGATGCATCGATCCACGCGCGATACACGGCATGTTCAATGCGCATACGGCGTGCACGGCGAAACATAGCACCGCATACCGTTAAAATGGCATGCACACACAATACATAAGTTAACATCGATTATTTCCCCATTCTCAGTTCGTATGCACGGCGTGCATTTTCCATACGCATTTCATGCGCACGGCGTGCGTTTTCCATTCTAAGCTCATATGCAAATTGTGCATTTTTCATGCGCAATTCATATGCGGTAGCAGGTGATACGGTTTCAGTTTTGACGGTTTCGATTTCTACAGGTTTCACGGTTTCAGGTTTCACCGCTTCAACGGTGTTAAAGCTCACACCGTAATTACCGCTACACACACACACCATTGCAAAAATAACCACACCACACCACATCGACAAAACCTTAAACATCGGCAATATAACCTGTTCAAAGTAACCGCGCGTGAAATCGATGTGCGCAGATCCAATGTTATAACTTGCAATAATCGCGATAGTTACCGCGATAATCAACAAAACGTTTTTGATTTTCATTTTCTACATTTCCCCGTCAATCCATTGGATTGATGCGTAATAATAACATGATAGATATAAAAACATCAATACCCGTACGCATGCACGCACGGGTATTTTTAATTTAGCTCTATCCCTGTTGATACTTTAGATATCTTGCATTGGCATAATGAGCGCGAATCGCCTGCCGGGATCAATTACACAATTTCCGGTAATAGCTCTATTATCAAAAACAATTGCCGGTCTTAAGGTTTCGTTTTGCCAAAACTTGACACGCGGTGCGCCGTCGGTTTTGCCAGTATCGCATATATATTTGCATGCATCAGTGATATATGCCGGGTTAAAAGCTCCCTTTAATCCCTGATGTTCCACGCGCCAATTTTCAGGTATCACGCGCTCAAAATTCGGCAAATTAGGCACCGCTGGCATTATGTTAGGGATTTGATCAACACCACGCGCGGTAACGTCAATTTTCAGGAATTCGCCGGCATTTGTTACCGTCGCGGAAATTACAATTTCGTCAACTTTAAACGCCGTGCACGTTTTGAGCGCGGAATTTATGTCGATCGCAATTTGTATATCTTGCCGGCAATTGTCCAGCATGTAGTGGTTTCCAATGCACACAACATGCATGCGGTGCGTGTCTGATGTTCCACAAATCATTGATGCACATTTAGAGCTATATCGGATTTGACCTACAGTCAAGCTATCGCGCGTTTTGTCTGTTGATAGAGCTACGGCAAGAAAACGCAAATCATTTTTGGATAGAGTGCCGATAATTTCCGTGCATGTTCCGGTGTGTGTGCCGGCGCTGGTGCCGGTGTGTACTGTTGATGTTTCCATAATTTCCCCTTTATGTATTGCCGGGATATTTCTATCCCGGCATTCTCAAAACGTTAGATAATCGCGACAAATTGCCCATTAAGGTAAACATGCAATTCCGCATTGTAGGTATGCAATACCGCGCCGTTTTCGTCAAGCTCATTGAAGCGCGCATTATCGGTTTTATCCCATACAAAATCTGCGCCGTTTTCGCGTGCGATTTTTTCCGCGATGTCGTCAAAATCGCGATCATTAATAGATTTCTTGTATGTATCCCATTGCAGGTTTTCTACCTCAAAACCTGTAGTACTACCCGACGTCAAGTGAATATCAATTGTCGCATATTCAGACATTAAGACACATAACCAATCGACAGCCAAAACCGTTTTTACCTGATCGATATATTCGGCGCTTGACATATTAAGTTCACTACCGACATTTGCGATTAATGTATATGGGTGCTCGCCGGTTTCATCGGCGTATGCATCGACCAACAAATTAACGGCGTTTTGATGTTTTGCGTAAATATCGTTAATTTCCGAATTGTAAATGAAACCAGCGACGCCGGAATTGAAACCGTCAAGCTCTAACGCCGGGATAATGCTAGCGCGTACCATTTCGCCTGCAAGCTGTTTAACGCCGTGCTGTTTTGTCACGTGCAATGGTGCACCGGTAAATGGTGCGCGATCGATTGTATACATGTCTCTATATTTCCCCTTATGCTCAAAACTCTACAGTAGAGTATTGATGTCGCGTTATACCGGCATTGATAGGAATATGTCAAGTATACGCCGGTGTGTATTTTCCGGGATTGTTTCGCGCTTTATCCCGGTGTGCGCCGGTGGTTTCAGTCGATCGCCGGTAGAGCTGGTGCGCTGGTGCGCTGGTGCTCTATCCCGGTGTGTATCGGTAGATCTACGCAAAACCACCGCAGGCGATCGCACATTTCGTTATAGAGGAATCGCGCACGCGAGAGATCTCAGATAATTTCCCCTCGCGGATGTGCGCGGGCACATGCACACACATTTAAATGCTAGCCGTGGCGCTCTCTCGGGCGCCGTGTATATTACATGCTGTGTATTTGCGCCCATACCGATTAACGTACGACGGGATAGGTACGCGTAATTTGCGTCCGTTAACGTCCGGTTTGCAGCTACGTCCAATTCCAGGTGATCGCCTGGATTTGTCCGTTCGATTTAGAATCCAATACCAAGGCAAGCGAGCTGTGGGTCAGCCTGGCTCGGATCCTGACACATTTGCGACGTGGACACACACATGTACATGTCCGTCCGTCCGTCCGTCCGTCCGTCTTGCGTCCGTTTTAGCAGCCCGTCTCGGGTTAGCCTATATACGCGCGTTACGTGCGTTATCGTGCGGGCATACGTGCGGTACGTGCGCTTTACGTGCGGCCATTGTGCCTGGCTCGAGCTTCTGTAGTTTGTGGAGTCTGAAATCGATTCTAGACTCCACAACGAGACAAAGAAAAAGCACGGCGGGTTGTTTACCTACCGTGCTCACTATGCGTTACGTGCGCTCGCTATGTACGCGTATGCGCCTCCGTCCGTCCGTCCGTCCCGGTCACTGCTGCATCCAAGTCTCGGCATGTTCACAGTGTGCGAAGAAGCGCATGCGATCGGCTGAGCTGAAGTGGTTAAGTACTCTGATGGCGCGTGATTCCCGGTCTTCTACCGGGGAACTGAACTCGAGTTCCTCTGGTAGCAAATGCCATTGGTCGGACTCTAGATCGGTCATGTTCAAGTTGCTGTGCTCGATTGCATTGCTGCCAAAGTGCACTCCCATAACGGCTAAGTTGCCACGCTCAAAGAACATGTACTTAACTGCCTTGCCTTTAGGTACAGGCATCATCCGAACAGCTATCCTTCCTGTCCACAAACGCGGCATCAGGCTGAAGAATGAATCCGTGCCCGGGTGTGATACCAATACCTTGAGCTTATCTGCGTAGGTCACGGGTTCCGGATCGCGGTGAACTTGAAACAATCGGCACTCGATACACTCACCGTCAACTACCTGCATTGCGGGCACTCCGCACTTTGGACATTTATCCATTTTGTCTACATCCCCATTTGCGTCAATATGTGTGACGACTTTGCGTGTTTTGTGATTTGCTGGACACACACTACATTTGCTCAGTATTAGGATATGAGCGATTCTCATGTAGCATGTGTCCGTCCGTCCCGACGTCATAGCTTATGGCTATACAATGTTGGTCACTTATTACGGATGCTTTGGATTAAAAATCGCATCCTGTTTACGCCAACGATTGTACTCATCAAGGTAATCATTGATCACCTCAGATTCTTGAACATGTTGGTTCCACATGTGAGCGTTGTCATCAAACTCATCTGCCGTGTACATCCAGATGCGCTGCATGTACTCTTGGACTTCGTATGCCGTACCGTCAACCGTCATGTGATCGATTAACCTTGAAACTGTAAAGCTAACTGTGTCCATTACACGGTTTCCGTAGTTAAGGTCTGGATCGATGGACACCTGTGTAAAGTGTGTGTTGACTTCTACTACAATCTCTTTCGGTTCATACTTACCGACCAACGTAAACTTTACGTTTGCACTGCAAGCGTGTTGATCACCTTTCGTGTCCATGCCGATAGATGCATTGACGACGCGTACATCTTCTGTCTCGCGAAGATGCTTGATGATGCCGCTGATTGTCTCTTGCACAGAACCTGTCTGTGTCCAGATTGCCTGATACGTGTTCATAACTACTGATTCCCCTTCAGTGCAGCAATGATTTGTGCGACCGCTGCAACGTCGCTATTGTCAAGACCGTAAGCTTGCACGGCCTTCAGAACATCTTCCCCGTAATGGCAACGAATGTTCGCCACTAAGTACATCGCAGCACACTCAGTAAATGTGACACCAGTAATGTCAGCAATTTCTTTGATGCGCTTTTGTGATGGCATGTTCTTACCACGCCCATACCTTGACACTACACCTTCGGTAACTCCAAGGGCTCTCGACAGTTCAGCACCACTCATTGACTTTCCCCTATCTGCGTTATTACAACACGCAGATATTAGCCTGACGTTTCCAATATGTCAATACCATGTATTGATTTCATCAATCTCTTTTTAGTCTTGTACGCTTGCGTCTTATGTCCCTTGACATCTTCCACAATGGTTTCCCCATCTTGCTGGTACACAAAGTCAGCTATGTACACACCAAAGAAGACTCCCTCATGCTCGAGGCGGTAACGTACCTGTCGCTTGAGATCCTTTATCTTTCCTGCCTTCCCCAGAATCAAAAGAGTATTGAATCGCTTGAACTCCATCTTTGAATCAAAGTGCCCGTGCTCGATAGAGTACACACGACTGTTGCCGTACTTGCTTTTCTTCTTTGGGATAACAGTCGCGAATCCAAGCATTCCACACTTCGTACAATTCACCAGGGTTGTCCCGTGAGCACCTTGTGTCGCTACACCTTCCGTCCCACACTTCTTACACGCGACTGTCATCTTGGCTCGCTCTCATCTCATCTAAGATAGGACCCGTGAGAATGTCTGGCTTCTGTGTTAGCCACCATCTAAGGTTCTCCGGATCGTTGGCTTCCATGTAAGCACGGATGCTTGCACCATGAAGTAGGAATATCTTCCCCATCTTCTCGCCGGTAAAGATTCCTCGATGCTTGTACACACGTATGGTCGTTGGATTCATCCGCAGGAATATGGCGGCATCCCTGTAGGTCATCAAGTCATTCTCAATACAAAGCTTCACACGCCTTCGAGGAGCATGCTTGTACCCGCTGTGTTCAGCAATCGGATCGTACTTGAGTCTGCGACCTCGCCACTTCATGGCATTCTCTTTCCTGCGATAAGGTCACGGAACTTCTGTCGGAACCTCTCACGTGCTCTTTCTGTCTCTTCTGGGTGTGCTTCGATTGCGATGGGTGCACGGTACACACGCCGTGCTTCCGCTTCGTTCGCAGCGATGTGGCGTCCTGCAATCTCGTCCGCCCAATCTTCGACTTCTTTGGGTGTTGGTCGAAACTTGCACTCACGGCGAATCTTCATCTCCAGCTCGTTCAAACCTTTAGGGTTGTATGGTTGCGCCAAAGAACGGCAAGCCTGGGCATAAAGCTTGCAGTCTGTCTCATCTATCGTGACGCCCTGATAACGCGCCAGAATCGGCACTATGCGGTCCACAACGTGCCTAATTGCTTCGGCATCCACACCGCTTCGCGTTGCTACTTGGTTCATTGCATTTGCTCCAATATCGAATCACGAAATCTGTCCGCAACATCAACACTCACACTACGTTTCGTGGTCTTGATCAGTGCACTACCAGTGACCAAAGAATCCCATTGACTGATGAGGATTGTTGGCTTGTGAGCGTTCTGTAAAACCCAGTTATCCGATAGCGTAAAAAACGCCGAAATAGACGACTTTATAGTCTCGTCGGGTGTTTTCCCAATAACGCGCTTAAAGTGCGCTCCTAGCGGGGCTAGCGAGGCTGTAGGGGTGCTCCCGTACTTCTGTGCCCATGCATCCACGTACATAGCTACGCATGCCTTGGCTGTCAATGGCTCGTTTGCGTTAGCAAGCGATGAATTAGTAATTACTTCTCTTATACATATATCTTTATCTTTATCTATTTCTTTATTCTTAATTCTTAATTCTATACGCGTGGAATCTTCTGCGGACTCCACTGTGGATTCCGGTGCGGATTCCGCTGCGGAATGATTGCGTTTAGCAACTACTCTGGTCTTTCGAGCACGATCATCAGCACGTCGTTTTTCCACGTATTCCCGTGATGTTTGCGTGTCCGTAAATCCCACGAATTCATACTGCCATGCGTCTGTTTCGCGCAGAAGTCCAGCTTGCAGACATTCGGTAAATGCAGCCTCTGTGACGCGCATACAGGCGGTAATTGTCTCTACGTCCATAGAGTCCAGCTTGCCGTCTGTGAGGTGCTCTCCGCAGTAGCAGAGCGCATAGATGTACCAACGGAACGCGTCCCCGGATAAACGGCGGACGCTCTTATTCATTGGTAGTTTAGTGTCGAGTTTTACCCACATAATTTCCCCTTGTGATGCAAAGAACCCGGCTACAAAACCGGGTCCCTCTTCTATCTCATTCGCGCAATGTCTAGCATTGCTGATCGCAGTACGGTTGTAAGTAGCCATCTTGGTTTCTTGCTATCACAAAACTGCTGAAGATGACTATGTACTGTTTCCCCCAGGTTGATCTGTAGTCTTTCTTCCCTACGTGAAACCGCTCGCTTGAGCACTGGTTGCAATGCTCCGCTGATAAGAAGCTGTGCTGCTTCCCGTGCTAGTGCAGATATTGTCAACCCGCGACGTTCTGCGGCGGCTTGTATAAAGTCCATCTCATCCTTCGCAAAGCGCAACATGAAAGGACGGTAGCCGACAGTAACGCGACTTCCTACCTTCACGGCCTTGCGAGCATGAAAAGCGTATTCAGGCATTAAACTTTTCTATTTCCTTCCAAATCCTGAAGGCAATAAACCTTCGTCCCTCTGACCACTTCCTTAGGTCGTAGTCAAAGCTAATCGCGCCGACGACATCACCCTTCCATGAAACCTGAATGATACGAATATATTCCGGCTCATTCTTTGTCGTGATGTTTGTTAGCGTCAGTCCGTCACAGTAAACCGGGCGAACCCAACGAGCAAACTTAGCACTCGTTGGGAACTCCTCGGAAATAAACGCATCAACATCGCGAAGTGTCATAGCGTCTTGATCGCCATGCTTTCCTCAGCAGGGATAACCTCAAATGCATCCGTATCCGCTGGTAGGTTTTCAATACTTACCTTGGAGACGAGAACCTTCTTTGTGGTCACTACTGCTTCCGGTACATTTGCTTCCGCCCAGGCAATTGCCTTCTCGTCATCCTTGACAACGATACGAGGATTCTTCTTGCGGAAGCTGACTGTGCCATAGACACACCGGTAGGTTTTGCTTCCCCGTGGTAGGTTGCCTTCAGCGACCATGCGAATCTCGTCGTGGTGCTTGAGTTTGTACCACTCAACACGTGCAGATAACTGACTGATAAGTTTGTTGGCATTCTCAACGATGGCGTTCAACGCAATCTTACGTGCTGCAAGATCCGATTCCATTTCCATGAGGTTAGACATGTAACGCTCAAGGTCGTGAATGGTTTCCACGCGCTTGATGTACTTGGAGCTGTCCTCCACCATGCCGATGATTTCGCCCGTTTCGATATCCACTAGCCAATCCCCACATTGTTCTACTTGCTGAAGACTTTGCTCGTCCATTTCTCCCCCTTGTCATCTTTCCAGCTAACTCTGTCTGCATCGAGCACGAACACGATGCCTACTGGCTCACCCATCAGGTCGCATCTTTGTACGACAATGTAATCTGTGCCTTCGTACTGATGACCAATGGTCTTAGCGAACACACGCTCGCCACGCTGGTTTGTGTACTGCACGATGGTGTCGTCCTGCACACGCTTAGGAAGCAGTGCGAACCCACCAACGATAAAACCAAACAGCGAACAAAAGATGCTTACGAGTATGTAACTCATTTCTTTTCCTGTAACTTTCTAAGTGCCAAGGTGTAGCCTTCCGGTGATGGCTTATCCGTACCGGAAAACTCCATGTAGATTTCCTTCTTGCGGTCAGGCGTTAAGTCTGTGCCATAGCGTTGATTTACTGCCAGCCAGAACTGATCGCCAATACCAATCTGTTTTTGTGCAGGGATAACAGTGTGTGTTGCTGCATTGCCGTCGTCATCCTCGTCCGTTGCAAGAGCAAGCAAGGATGCAAGCGAGAATCGCCGTGCGTATGTTTGTGCAGCTCCGAGACCGTGTGCGTCAAACTTAGCAACAGGGACAATGCTGTAGGATTCAATCCACTGACCGGATAGATGTATACAACGTGACAACGCTGTAATAGTGAACACCGATGTCTCTTGAAACGTCTCTACAACTTGGTCTGTTTCCTCGTTGTTCTGCTTGCGACGCATTGTGACGTTATGAGTAGAGCCCTCAGTAACAGTCTGCGTGATAAAGCATCCGTGCTTGACAAGGATAGGACGTACAGTGTCCAGAATAGCATCCAAGGATGCGTACTTACTCTTGAATGCAGGATTCTTTGAATCCTTTATAATCGCCCGCAACTCATTGTGGACACCCACAAGAGCAACTGCGATTTGGTCTAACTGATCGCTTGTTCGCGTCATAACTACCTCCATATGAAGGCATTATGTCACACGAGTTCACGCTCCGTCAATATTTATGCGTTCAATCCTAATGCGTATTCCCAAAATCTTGGCTTGCTCGTGTCTATTGTTGGTTCCGAGAGCCTTTGATATACGGTACATGTGCCACTCAAGAGTACGCTCGCTTTTATGTAAGACTTTGGCAGCACCAGCAAAACCAAGCTGAGTGACGGCAGCCCATACCCGTTTTTGTTGCCGGGTTAAAACTTTTTGGGTTGCAGTCTCTTGGGTATTCATGGCTTTCTGTGTATACTCTGATTGCTACCGTTTCATAATTTCCCCATTACGTAGCGAGGCCCGCTTGTTCCCCCAGGCGGGCTTCTTTATGTCAGGACAACTTCCCACGTTGCTCCTAAGTCAGTAGACCTACAAACCTTCTTTGTTCCACCAATGTCAAAGATTGCGTAAAGCATTCCGCCAAGGCGTGGATCGTAGCTCGTATCCAGCACCTTACCTACCTGCGGTGTCACACTGTTTATTGTGCAGTTTGCTGCCGTTGTCCATGTAAGACCATTATTCTTACTGAGTCGGTACTTAATGTTCCCTGGTGATGCTGTTGTTCCATCATCATAAATGATGATCATCAATCCACGGTTTGTGTCTGCTTCGAATCCTGCTGTCCCTGCTGTCACTGTCAGGTAGTCTCCCTTCGTGGCGCCGTTATCTGTCGTGTAACTGAGCGTGTAACTTGTACTTCCCTTGATGAGGATATAGATATAGTCGCCGTTGTTCTCTGCGTCTCGAAGCTTCACGATGTTGTCGCTTGTTATCACCGTACCGGGGATGCGGTCAGTCAGTGGGTTGTCTTGCCATCGAACGTTTATCTTTGTGGCTTTACCAAGCATCAGGAATCCTTTGTTCTTGAATGCTTCAATCGCTGAATAGACTTCCTGTAGAACATCCCGGAACCATACGCGATGCCTATGGCTTGTGTGTACCGGGTTGATGTTCTGGCTTTTCGTTAGGTAGTCAGCATGGTGGTTCACTTCACCGAGTCCCCAGGATGTGCTAGTGTAGTATCTGCCTTGAGCGTCTATCGTGGAATCCGATCCACGGTTACTACTATCGCTTGTCCGGATAAGGTCTACTGTGCCTGTCGTGACAATGTCACCTGCTGTATCTAATAATCCACCGTGAGCGATACCACGGAGCAATGACACACCACCAAGGTACAACGCGCTATCGGTACCACCATTGATGTCAAATGGGTCGTACAAGTCTGGTGGGAAGTTCCCGTTTATGCGGTCAAAGACTGTCTGTGCTGTAATTGTTCCTGCCGTTATTTGATGGCCATACGAAAAGTCGGTCCCGGATGTTGCGTTAGGTGTAAGCAAGGCGCCTCCACCGTACAACCACGTAGCAAGCCCAGTATCACCATTGAGGTAGCAGTCGCGTAACGGTGGTTGTGATGCGGCACACGTACCACCACCAGGTTGTGCCACGGACCGAGTCATAACCCAACCAGGATGACGAACGATGCTGTTATCACTGGCATTGACTTGGGATGCAAGACCGGCGATTGTAAGCATGCTTACCGTATAGGTAGTAACGCCCGTTGAACCACCAACCGTCATCTGCCAATGTACATCAGACTCTTCTTCGTTCCTGCCATCGCGATCCTGCTGCCAAAATCTGCGCCCGTAGTAGTAAGTTGTCGTTCCAGCTTCCGCAACAATGGCCGGTGTAATGCGTTCATACACAGATGTAGGCGTATCGGGTACATACGTTGAGTCTGTGTTTGTGTACTTTAAAGTCGTCGTACCGATGTCTATTGCGCCAGACGAGACGCGCAATCTCTGGCACGAAGTAACACCCCAGTACGCGCTATCAACGCTCTCTGAGCCAGCGTAAGACGTGCTGGCCGTATTCTTTCGTGGATACGGATTATCCTTTGGGTCTTTGTCTGGCATTGCGCCCAGAGACTGCGAATCAGGCGAGCACAAGTCTAGAGTTACGGTAGCGTAGGACGTCGTCGCGGCTGTTACATTCCATGACTTCGTATTGCCGTGATAGTCAGTCAGAGTAATAGTGCCAGGTACGCTTGTGCCGCTTTGTGCCTTGACTTGCACATCCAAGTACCGGTAACCAGACATGCCCTCAAACGGTAAATACGTCCTGTCGTTACCTGTACCAGAAATGGAACGGTTGTTAGTCTCTGCGACTGACCATCCCGTGAAGCGCCATCCACGGAACAGAACCCGTGTATCACTGCTGCTGTCTCCATTAGCAGTTAGGCTTGCTGTAGTGATGGCTGCGCTTATGTATGCAGGCACACCATTCAATGCAGTGGTCAAAGAACTACTGCCACCAGATGTCGTTATGTTTGAAACAAAAGAATACTTGTAAAAAACATCCGTGCCGGCAATCGAACCAGTGCCAGTGATGTCACGATATCCAGTGGTTTCGTAATCAAAGCCTGTTACACGAACGGTTAGACTATCGGGATATGCACCTTCCCACGCTCTCATTCTTGCAGCTAACCCAACATTGGCGGCTAGTCTAGCAGACGATGTTAGAACTACATCGGTTGCCTCGGTTGCATAAGATGTTCCAGTGGTTGACCAGTTGCCAGCCGTCTGCCGATCATAAGAATGGCTGTGTGTCGCTTGGTAAGGCGTTACAGTGTTGACCTTGATATTAGTGATGCTTGATGATGCCGTGCCTGTGTCTTCACATCGCTGAGTAAGACCAGCGGTAAAGTCATATGTGGCTGTCGCACCACCGCCTGCTCCAACTGTCCCTGTTGCCGTTGTACCGGTTCCTGCAAGCGTCAAAGTAGCGGTACAAGTTGCTGATGGTTTTGCCTGCTCATATACGTCATATGTCGTATAAGGCGGAAACTGTGTCGGGGCTGAAGAAACAGAATATGCAGTCTCTGTAATGTTCCACAGTACATTCGTGGCTACACTTGCAGACCAACTCCCGGTTATAGTTCCAGAGACATCACGATAATCCAAAACAGTCTCAGTGCCGGATGCAACCGTGATTGTATTGGTCGCTGTTTGTCCGTTTCCGTTGGCTACATTTACGGTAAGTAGAATCTGCCAAGACCATGGATTCCCTGGGCGGTTTCTAACTGTGTTGGTCATACTCATCGACCAAGTACCAGACCAACCCATATGACCACCGACAGATCCATCAACCTTGCCGACCTTGAGTACAAAAGGCACTAGGTTACTGGGATAAACAGTCCATTCCCAACCGATACTGATATCTGCTGCACTGGTCGCAGTTCTGCTAACGTCAAGGTATGCCATTACGGTCTAGGTACGTCCGGGCCGCCGGTCATAGAGTAACCAGCAAGAACGTAAAACGCACCATTGGCGTCCTGCTGGACAAAGTTCCAATCAGGAGTGACGTACACCGGAAGCTCATGGAAGGTGGAGACGTTAGCGTTCAACTCACGCTCGGAGTTGAATCCGATCGTGCCGTTTACCTGTCCACTCAAGAAGGATTGCCGCATCGCAGCCGCTTGCTGCATCTCAATCTGTGCTCTGACATTCATTTTAAAACACCGTGCTCATGTAGTTTGACTCACAGTTATATTCAACCTTCGGAGCCACAACCCCACCGCTATCACGACTGATAATAACTGTACGACGCTTCATGTACAAATCATCGTAGTCTGTGTCAACACCATTAACCATCAGCATTCGACAACGTGCACCAGGCTGGAATCCATCAACATAGTAGAACGAACACACTTTGAGTTGGAACCTACGTTGTGCCGCCGCATCATACACACGACGAGTCATCTTTAAAATGTCATCTGGATTTACATACGGGACAAAGATTGGCATGGAAGTAACGATACGCCCAAGGTAATCCGTGGAGTTTGCATCGAAGATACTTGCCCGGTTAATCAATGGATGTGCAGCAGGTACGCGAGCTGCGTCGTTCTGTGCAGTCGTTGTGCCAACACCATTGATGTAGTTGGTTTCAGGCGGCTGGACGTTGATACTGTAAACCTTCGGAGACTCACCAACGCATATCTTGTTTAGAGACACATTGTGATCTGCTGGGTTCGGAACAAACTTCCATATAGTAGCCGCGTTGTAAGCGGGTTTTGCTTCCAGTACCCATTTGTAATTGGCTGCGTCCCAACGTAATCGATATTCGACGAATTGCTTCCGGAGTAACATCAGAATCTGGCGAATAATCTTGTCTCCGCGATCACCAGTCTTTGTACCGTGCCTCCAAGATTGCCCTCGAGGAGGAACAGGAACAGTAGTGTTGATTGCGTCCGCTGGCATATCTATTGTCGGAATAGCGTCGTACCCAGCTGCGTTCAATACGTTGTTGACTGCCGATGCTACAGTGTTTCCATCAAATGCTGTGTGCAAATACTGGTTGACTTCATTGAAGCGGCCAATCTCGCTTGTCAGTTCCCAGTCAGCTTCGTACCTGTAAGCGAACGAGTTTGTTCCAGCGTTATCAAGGAATACATCACAGGATGACAGACGCGCCCAGCCTGTCTGCTGCGTAACCCAAGTAAGCGTACCAGCCGTCGGGTCGTCACATCGCTCAATCTTATAGGTAGTATCTCCGCGTTCAACGATAGTAATCTCACCTTGAGTTACGTGCGTGGCTTTGAGTTTCCCGCCACCATAAGCAAGGTCATCGTCAAAGAACTCTAGGTGACTGTAGCGGTCAATCAATACAGGTGTTGTTGATCGCAATACCTGTAACTTGTCCCACCTGAGGTAGACACCGTAGACCATTGGAGTGTAGACAGCGTTGCTAGTAGACAACATCACCTTATGGCGGAAGAATCTATCTGTGCCAATGTCGTATGTATTTAGGTCTTTATCCACCAACGACACACTAGATGATGTAGCAGCATTTGTCTGGTATGCCGTTGCAACGTGGCTTGCTGGTGATGTAGCGGGGATGTAGCCTGGGTCGTATGTCTGCGTCAGAAATCTGTAACCAGAACCACCTTCCGCCGTTGTCTTATAACGAATGCGGTGTACGGCAATGTGGTAAGTAAGGTTTTCAAAGTCCGGATTAAATCCCAACTCCAACTTGCCGGCGTCAACAACGTACGGTACGCCTGAATCAGTACGTAGTGGCACTTGTACTAACTTGCCAGAAATAGCCTTTGAGTCAGCTGCTGACTTAAAACTCTTCTGAACTGTTGACTTCGTTGTGTGGTTTGTAATCAATACACCAAGTTGAGGTATTGGCAGAATCGACAAAGTCTGCCACTTTCCAGTCATTTCGGTGATCGTTCCAATGTCAAACGAGTCAATCAATGTAGCCGTTGTATATACACCAGAAACAGGAGCGTCGTACCAATACACCGAACACTTACCTGTAAAGTCAACATGTATTCCTAACTTCTCAATAGCAACGAACAAACAGTTCCTGTACTTGTTTGTCATTACTTCTCGAGACGCAATCTTCCAGTTGATTACAAATCCTTCGTCCCTGTATGTGTTTGCGCCCGTAGCAGTTTGCATACCTATGACAATCTTGTCATTTGGGTAACCACTTACAGTGTTGTATTGAGGTACGTGCACCGCTCCAGATATCGCTGGCATTATCTTGGTGCCAAGAGTAGGCGTTTCTGATGCTAGAAACTTACCGTTGAACGCTGGGTCTCCACCGTCTCCATGCCACATAAGTTCCCAGTAAGGCTCATCACGCGTAAGCACTGACTCATCGTACCAATGGGTAGCGGTAGACCAGTCAGTAGTCAAGAAGCTTGGCTTCAGCATCATGATGCCAGTGATTGGCTCTTGCCATGTCCACTCGTCATCATTGGACTTGATGTACTGTGTGATGTTCGTACCAAATGGAGACTGAGCAAAGCCTGGGCGTTGCGTCATCTTGTTTTCTACATCAAAGGTGATGCGCCATTGAGGTATAGGCATTATGCAAGTCCTGCATTCATCATGTTGTTTCTGGTCGCCATATACATCTCAAGTTCAATTGCAGATACTGCACCAGCAGCGCGTGGCCCAGCTCCGATAATACTGGAGGCAAGCATAGTCATAGCGATAGTAGCGTTATTAAGCGCCTTTGTATTCTCATCAAGAGCACGATCAGCAATCTTATTTGGATCAGGTGATGTAAAGAATCCTGCAGCACCACCAAGAAGTGTTCCAGTAATGGTGCCTACGATGTTTCCAATGCCAGGGAACAATGAACCAATGATTCCACCAAGCATAGCACCACTAGCTGCACCACCAAGCATATTTTGCATGCGTGTGTTTTCAGCCATCAGTTTCTTGTTACCAATGTTTTCTTGCTGTTGATTAGCAAGGCCTTGTGCTGCAAGCGAACCAGCCATCATCAATGAACCACTAAGTATGTTTCCACCTAACTGTGGATTCATATTCGCAAAGAAGTTTTTGACTCCGGATGTCAATCCAGTCATATTCATCTGCATGCCAAGTTTTGCTTTTTGCATAGCAGTCATAGGACCAGGAGCAGGTGGACCATAAACAGGATTCTGTATGTATGTACCCAATGGACCCATTGTGTGTGTAGCCAAGAACGCTGGGTTCATCTGCCCCATCATCTGACCATGAGCGTTCAAGTACATAGGGATGGTTGGTGCAGCACCGGAGGCAATAGCACCTGCCATACCCTTTGCTTGTGCTACCTGAATGCTACTCGTAAATCCGTTGAGGCTTGCGATAAAAGCATCAAGCCCACTCTTGGCTTGTGCAAATGCATTCTTCAAATAACCGAATGTGCCGATCAACAGCAGTAACCCGGGTACACCCATCGCAGCAGAGTTGAGTTTACCAATGGTGCCCATCATGTCAGCAAGTAAGTTAAGACCACCTAATGCTACATTCAATCCCTGCCCACTAGTACCCATCAGCATGGACTGAGCACTTTCAGACACACGCTGACCTACTGACTCAAGATTGGTTCGCCCCAGTGCTTTTGCACTACCACCAGCAAACCTATCTATAGCATCAGTAAGTTCCTTGACACCTGCTGCACCACGACCACTTAGCCGAGACTGCAAGAACATCGTAGCTTCTTGCTCATTAGAGAACCTACGGCCAGCCATTGACTCCGCTGTCTGTCGCAATGGTGCACCGGTGCGCACAAGACCAAGCAACGTGTCAGTGTCCATCGCACGTGGATTCATACGCAACTTGGCAATAAAATCAGCAAGTTCACCAAGTTCAGATACTCCACCACCACTTGCAACCGTAGCGTCAGCAAGAGTCGTAATGGTAGACATCAGTTCATTGCCAGGCATACCCATTGCAAGCATCTTGCGGCCAATGCCAGCAACGTCTTGTGCTCTGAATGGCGTCTGCATCGCAAAGTCTTGCAACTGCCCGGTAATCAAAGCACCCTGCCGGTTGTTCCGTAACGATGTGCTTATCTGACTTTGTATCCCGCCAAGACTGGCAGCCATAGTGAAGCCAGTAGCAGTGCCAACTAGTTGTCCAATGTCTTTCAGCCCAGCAATAGCACTATGGATAGCGCCAATTGCATTTAGGATCGGACTACGGAATCCAACCGCAAACGAACTACCTACAGACTGACCTACCTGCGCCATGTTGCTTCCACCAGCAGCAGTAGCCATTGTGCCTGTGGCTTGTCGTAGATTCTGTCGCATCTGCGCGAGTTGTTGTGCTTGCTGGCTGTTAGCAGAAGCAAACGCAGCAGCAAAAGCGTTCCTTACACCGGAACCAATCGCAGCGTATTGTTGGTTAAACGCACTTGTGAGCGCAGCGTTTACTGAGGTTGCCATGCCCGCACCGAGTCGATTAAACGAACTCGTAGCACGGGCCATAGCGCTGTTCAAAGAAGCTTCGAACCTCGTAACATCTACGTCAATAAGGATTTTAATGTCGCCGAGTTCTGTTGCCACTTATCTTTTCCTCTTGTTCCTTTTTCATCCGAGCGTACTCTTTTTGCTCTATCTGTTCTAGTTCAAGCAAATCAAGTACTGCATAGTAGGGAAGGTCAACCTCTAAGGGGTGTCTTCGCCAGTGCTTGGAGCACACTCGGACGAGGAGTTTTTTAGGTCAGCTGGCTTCACTCCACGTACTTGAGTCAGACCAGCAAACGTCTCGTTGTATGTATTGAATAGATACTGAAAACAATCAAAGTTGTTCTGAGCGATCCATGTGTAAAACAATGCAGTAGGCCATTCCTCGGAAGGCAATGGCTTCTCATGAGCAGTAGCGATTGCACAGATATCCATAGCCAATGGAAACGGGATATCCGGGTAACGCTTTGTGAGTTCCTGAGCGTCAATACTAGCTTGATAGACTTGCGGTACGCCTGGCCTTCGCCAAGTAAGGATAACCTTGTCGTCGTCATCCTTACCCAGCCACTGCGATACGTCTATCTCAATAGAAGGACGCTCATATTTCGGAGCGTTTTGAACAATGTCACCTAGTTTCATATAGCCATCTTACTATACTTATGGAGGTGTTATAGCACTGGACCACCCGGTGGTGTCAGCCATTCCGTCAAGCTCGATGTCTTCAATCAGCGGATTACCTTGGTCAGTACTCATTCGAAAACTTCGAATAACTCCGACAAAGTCTTGGTATGTAGCCAGCGCACCGTTGTTCTTAATGCGGACGTACCCAACATAACCTACCGGTGAATAGACCGTAAGACCACGGATAGCAGACAAGTTTGAAACGTTGTCAGCGTTGTACGTGGTTACCATGCGAAGGCGTACCATCTGTTGCCTATTGAAATAGCGACGCTTGATACCCGCTGCGCCACCAGCGTTGACGGAATCAAACTCGTCGCTATACTCAACAGATCGGCTTACACCGATAATCTGACTATTGGTACTGAAAGTAGGTGCTGCCCCTGTGGGCGAGTATGGAAGTGCAGATATCCAAATCTGTACACCCATATCCTCCATAATCAAAGCCATCGTTATGCTCCTTGACTTACTGTGTAGGAACCCCAGTCAGCCATCAAGTCGATTTCCATCTCCTCAATCTGTGGGTTACCCTGGTCGGTGCTCATAGACATGCGACGCATCACGCCTTCGAATACCCTTGAAGGTGTAAGCGTAGAGTTGTTCTTTACAGTGATTTTGATGTTGTATAAACCAAGCGTATACGACGTAAGCGACTTAGCTTGCGGCAAGTTCAATACGTTGTTAGCGTTGTACGTGACAACACCACGAACACGAATCATCTGGTTACGGTTGAAGTAACGACGCTTGATGCCGGTCGCTCCTCCTGCGTTCACAGAATCAAACTCATCTGAAATTTCGATTGATCGTGCTACACCGAGGTACGAATACGTCGCTGCGCCTGTCCAGTTTGGTGCAGTGCCGGGAGTGTATGCATCACCAATCGAAAAGGTGATAGACATATCCTCAAGAATTAGTGCCATCTCTTACTCCTATAAGTTACTGACGTATATGCGCCAGGTTCTACCAACAGTACGCCAATACACTTGACCGTCACCAAGTTCAATCGTAGATGGAACTATGGCAGACGAGCGACATATCACGCGATATCCACCGTACGTCTCGTTCGCATTAATTAATGCAGTATCTATTACATCCATCGCATTGTACATATTGTCATCATCACGTCCTGCAAATCCCACTACTAGCACGTGAAATTCAATAAATGCACCTTGCCGATGACCAGCTTCAAGGTCGTAGCCACCAATCTCTTCAATGATTACATACGGACTATTAGCATCCTGAACAGCCAAGTCCTGATAGATGCCCGTAACGTAGTTTAGTACTGTCGTGGCATTCAGCTTGCTGTTGATCCACTGCCTTGCTAACCTTGGTTCATATATGCTCATGGCAGTACCTGTGCGATGTTGTCGCGAACAATGCGTTCTACGTTGTCCTTCTGCTCTACCATTGCTTTAACCAAGAACGGGTTTCCACCGTATGCCACGATAGGCGCACGGTGTCCTTCGTGAAGGAAGATAGCGTAGTGAACAGTCTTTCCAACCCAGTTGACTCCGACCGGGTCAGCGATAACTTCAGCCTGGAACTTGCTTACCTTACGTCCGCGAATACTTTGCAGAAGTTCCCCGGTGTCAACGTTTGGTGTTGCATGTCGCTTGGCTGCCTGTGCTACCTTCTGTGCTGCGGGACGCAAGCCAGAAGCAACGCCACTCTTTATGCTGAGTGACACAGAACGAACGTTACTAGTGGCTGTGACGTATTTCATTATCCGCTACTTAGTTGTACCAAGAATGGACCAAAGGTAGTTGTAACACTGCTCATTGTACGCTCTACAACGATGCGGTATGTACCTGCTGTCGTAACTCCAAGAGCATTCCACGACAGGTTAGGCGACCATCTGATAACACCGCCATCAGCGTACGCGACTGTAGGTGTTACGTTATTGACGACTGCCGTACCCGCTTGGTTTCGTACACGCATAACAAGCGTTGATCCAGCAACAGATACTGAGCCACCACTACTGTCAATCAACACCATCTCAATGTTGGGAACCGTTGAAAGAAACTGATTGACTTCAGTGATGACACTCTCAATAGCGTTCTGCTTGATAAGAAACGGGCCTTGTCGAAGCTGAATGCGCGATGCTTCAGACCCAGTAGAAACCTTAGTGTCAAGATAATCACCAAAGGTATTAGGTATTGTATGGTTGGACTTTGCCTCATCCCAGACTTGATTAGGAACATCTAGTACATATGCCTCTGTAACTCCTACTACGTTACGAATCTCGTTGATAACACCTCCAAAAATTAGACCGGTATTGTAACCAGAGACGTCTTCCCCCCAGACAGCCGAGGCAGTCTGCGCTGCCGTCAATCCACCACTACTGAGCTTCACCGTCATTACCGCACCGTTAGTACCGCTTGCACCACGCACCACGATAGTGACATCATCAGCACCAGCAGCCAAAGCAGCATCGGGAATGTCTAAGCGATACACGCCCGGCATATTGGTAGCATCTACCTCGGCAAAGCCACCAGCAGTCCACGCCTGAGCGATTGTACGGGCTACTAGAGGGATAGATACGCTTGCAGTCCTTGTGCGGTTGTATCGGGCTGTGAGACCGCTTGTGGAGGCTGTAAGACCTGTAGCACCGAGATACAGCTCGATGCTTTGTGACGTGCTACCTGGTGCGATGGTGATGGTAGACGCGTTGCGCTCGGTTGGTAAATATTGACCTGTAGCCTGATTACTGTAGTACTCAATCGGCCCGATTGTTGGTGTTGATGGAGCGAGCCACGTCACACCGTAAAAGTCGGTAGTGTCTGAGTTTGTGTTAATGCCAGCGTTTTGCGATGCAGAAATATTGTGATTTGCCCAGAATGGAAGGTTTGCCCATCCAGACAATCTAGACAGTGTAAAGTCAGGACTCACAAATGCTCTTGTTAGAGAGCCTGTACCAGTGGCTACATTTGTTCGCTCTGTTGAGCAGTTGAAAATATTGTAAGACTCAACATAGTCTCCTGTTACAGTTGCGGCAACACCAGTCGGGCAATCAAATATACAGTTTTGAATCGTGACCGGAAACGTCTGACTTATTCTAAATGTGCTATATGGACGTATTCCGACAGGTGCTATAAATCGACAGTTTATGACTTTTACACCACCAAATGTAGCTGATGTACTCCCACTGTCAATACGCAATGCACTAAGAGTATTAGAACTTGTATTTTGATTAATAAAAATATTGTTTCTAAATAAACTTTGCGAGTCATATGATGAACCGGGAATATTCGGAGTGTATGCAACATGACCAATAAAAACTGAATCCTCAACTGTAACGCCACGACTGCCAGCTGTACAAGTAAAGTAATAAGCAAATGATTCAGTGGATTGACTTGGACTATAAAATCCACACCGTTGCACGATGGAATAGATACCAGTTATCTCAAAAATTTTGCCAAAAGCTGGTGATGCGCCTGCTTGATAACCAACTATGTAAATATCGGTCAAAGTTACATAATCTTTAACGACTGATAATGCAAAACCAGACGTAGTGGTAGTTGGCCCACTAAAGTTTGTAATGATGACAGGCCCAGCCGTTATGCCACTAAATAGTGATGCTGTAGGGTTGCCTGAAATTGTTACACGCTGTGCGTTACTGGTTGGGTTTGTAAATGCACCAGTAAAATTTCCACGATAAACACCAGGAGCAATATACAAAGTGTCACCAGGAGCAATGCCTGTTGCACCAATAGCCTTGGTTATAGTTGCCCACGCTTGATTTGTGGCTGCACCAGTACCAGTGTTGACATCGCTTCCATCGGGTCTAACATAATAAGTAGCCATTACTCGGCATCCCCACTAATAATCTGCTGTGCCATAATCACTGCGAACTGTTGGACAATCCCATATTGAAACTGCTCATCCTGAGTGACCCACCAGATATTGACAGACGTTCCATCAGGCCCAAACGTACCTAACAGAGTACCGTTGTCATCCTCGATGTCACCAAAGACACGCCAGTCTGTAGACGGTGCAGGTTCCTTTTCAATGCGGAAGTTTTGCAGATTCATTTGCCCACCTTCAGGCTGTTCGCATCAACACCCTTGAACGGCATCGTAAGGAACGCCAGCACACTAGACACCGCAGCGGAGACTCCAGCCGCTACCGCCTTGCTTCCGTAGAGTGCCATCACTTCTTCACCTTCCTTGCATCAATAGCAAGCATGACCACATCACGTACCTTTTCAAGGTCAGACGTAGACAGGAAGTCGATGTTCTCTACAATCTGGTTGACCAACAGAATCTCACCAAAAGGTATCTTGACCTCTGGTAAACCAGTCTTCTTCTTTAATAGTTTACTTATCCAGCTCATTGCACTTGTACCTTTATCTGCAACGGACCAAACGTTGTCGTCGTACCACTCACTGTGCGATCAACGAACAACCGATACATGCCAGCAGGACAACCAATGCTTAGATACGTCCCTGGTGCTGTCCATCTGACGATTCCACCTGTTCCGTATTCTATTGTAGGTGTACCTGTCTCTACCACCGTGCTCGTCACATCTAGGATACGCAAGCCAAGTGTTGCCCCTGTGACAGGGACAAGGTTGTTGTCTCCATCAAACAACTGCAACTCAAACGCAGGTGTGTCTGTAGTGAACGCTTCAATGATGTCGCCTTGCGTAGTGCCTGTCTGCGTCATCTGGAATCGACCAACAAACACTCGAGTAGCTGCACCACCGATTAGGTTACTGTCAATGTAGTCTGTGCCGTTGTGAAGCAGAGCACCTTCCAACTCATTAGCGGCAGCAACACTTGTGGATACGCGGACAACGTCAGAGTCAACGTAGCCTGTGCCATCGTGGAGCAATGCACCCTTGAGTGCAGTAGCAGCAGCAGTGTCGTTAGCAACAGCGTGGATGTCAGCATCCACACGTGACACACCACCAGACTGATGAAGAGTAACCAACCCTTCTTTGGAGTCTTGATCCGCACGTAGAACATTCCAACCAAACGTTCCATGTGTTGTATGGTCGTTGGTCAATGCGTTCCATACGGCACTAGCAGTCTGTGCCGTTGTAAGACCACCGGAACTGAGCTTGATGCTCATCACTGCACCGTTGGTACCTGATGCTCCTCTGACTACAACTGTGACGTCGTCTGCACCAGCGGCTAAAGCCTCGTTTGGAATATCCAAACGATATACGCCAGGCATCGTGTTAGGGTTAACTTCAGCGAACCCACCACTTGTCCAGTTCTGTGTGATGTTACGTGCTTGGAGGTTTATCTGTACGTCTGCACTACGTGTACGGTTGTAATAGGCTGAGAGACCAGAGGTGGAGGCTGTGAGACCTATAGCACCAAGATACAGTTCGATGGATTGTGAGGTTGAGCCGGGAGCGATTGTGATTGTGCTGGCGTTGCGCTCCGTTGGAACATAACGACCAGTTGATGAACTGTCGAAATATTCAATCGCACCCATTGTTGGAGTAGATGGCGCAAGCCACGTTACACCATAGATATCAGTGGCAGGTGCGCCCGTTGATGTGCCGGCGTTCTGCGATGCACTACTTGAATGGTTAGCCCAGAATGGATAATTCCCCCACCCAGTGACCCGGCTTAGGTTGTAGTCAGGAGATATAAACGCACGAGTAGAAGAACCTGTACCTGTGGCAACATTACCTCTAGCAAATCCACAATTGAAAATATTGTGCGACTCAACCATCTGTCCGTCAGCATTGTTAACATTTATTCCATATGATGTTTCGAAAATGCAGTTCCGAACTGTTATTGGGAAACTACTAGAAAAATTATTAGCAGGATATGGAGCAATTCCAGTATTACCAATGAACCGACAGTTTTGTACTGTTACACCACCGATATGTGCCCCATATGGGCTATAAAGAATCAAACACGCTGTCGGGGTATATTGCCCCGGATTTTGAAAAATACAATCCTTAAAACTAGACAGTGAATTCCACGCTGATGTAGTTGTACTTCCATCCCCAATTCTAACTGGAGCCATAAATACACATTTTGTAACTGTGAATCCGGTCGTACCCTGAATCAATCCAAATATAACAGCGGCGTTAATGTCAACACTGTTAACTGGAGTATAAAATCCACACGATGTGACAATGTTTGATGTACCAGATATTCCAAAAATGCTACCGTAGTTACCAGAACCACCTGTTGTATAACCAGTAATGTGTACGTTTTGCAATGTAATATAAGATTTTGCAATACCTAAAGTCGCTGAACCTGTTGTTGAGTATAAATTGACATAGTTTGTAATAATAACCGGTCCAGCAGATACACCGGTAAATTGTGAAGCGGTCGGGTCACCAGATATCGTGATGCGTTGCCCTTCGCTTGCTGGGTTTGCGAATGCCGCTGTGACCGACTCACGATAAACACCGGGAGCAATATAGAGCGTGTCACCGACACCTATGCCTGTTGCTCCGAGTGCCTTGCCTACAGTTTTCCACGCCTGATTAGTAGCAGGGCCTGTGCCAGTGTTTAAATCACTACCATCAGTCCTAACGTAATACGTTGCCATTACTCAGCCGTCCCTTGAATAATCTTTTGAGCCATCATTACAGCAAATTGTTGCACAATCCCATACTGGAATAACTCATCCTGTTGAACCCACCAGATATTGACGCTCGTACCATCAGGCCCAAACGTGCCGAGTATATTGCCGGCATCGTCTTCGATGTCACCAAAGACACGCCAATCGGTAGACGGTGCAGGTTCCTTTTCAATCCTGAAGTTCTGGAGATTCATTTGCCCACCTTCAGGCTATTAGCATCAACACCCTTGAACGGCATCGTCAAGAAGCCC